AAGTCGGAGGGCTATATGAAAAATACAATAAGATACTGTGTTGACTACCAAAAATATCATGATGAACATGGTTCAATTAAATCTTGGGGACAATTATATTTTAAAACTTTAGAAGAAGCTAAAATTAAATTAAAAGAATTAGACAATGATGTCAATAGAATTTATATTGAAGAATTTTATGATGGAGATTGGGAATGTGATGAATACCCTTTGTTTTTAAACTGTTTAACAGGAAAGTTTTATCAATGAAATTATATTTTAAATCAACAACACTAGACAAGAAGATAGCTTGGACATGGGTAGACATGAATAAAGCATACTGGCTTAGTTGGATTCCTAAGAAGTCTGATATCAAAATCGTTACAAGACTTAACAAAGAACAAAAGAAAGAAGCACGTGATGAACTGTGGGAAGAGCTACAATCCTCTGCACAATTTACACGAGATAGAAACAACGCAAGACGTAGAGCAAAAAGACTTGCACAAGTAAACAAAACGTGATAGAATCTGAACACTTAATACTAAAAAACTAAACCAACGGAGGTAATTATATGTATGAGTATGTAGAAGGAAAAGCTATGTGGGCTAATGTCAGCACACCGAACACTAAGTTCGAGCCACATAAGTATGGAATTGTTGTGTTGACTGATGAAGATACTGCTACCAGATTAGAGGGTGCAGGTTTATCAAGAGTAAGAACCAGAGATGGTCAAGCTAAGTATGATGAACCGGCTTTCTCATTCAGTAGAAAAGTGGAACGACATGATGGGACTACCAACCCTGCACCTAAGTTAGTTGACGGAGACGGAAACGATTTAGATGTTAGTCTTGGTAATGGCTCTGAAGTTACTGTAAAGATTAAACCCTATACAGGAAAGTATGGTACGTTTGCAGAGTTAATAGCTGTGAAGGTTACTAATTTAATTGAATACACTGAACCAAGTTCAGACAACGAGGAATTTTAATATGATTATTACTATTAAAAATGATGATGGCGAATCAGTCTATGATGTTTCAAAGATTGAGGACGAACAGAAGAGAGCAGGTGCTAATGTATCTATCAGTAAGATAGGAACATTGAATGTATTAGTAGAGGCATTGAACTATGCTTCGCAAGGACATCAAAGCAATCTTGAATCTGTATTAAAGGATAGCCCAGAGGCTGTCGTTGAACAAGAAGAAGAAACTGTAGAAGATACAGACGAATCATAATTCATAGTGAGGGCTAACATGGATAAAACTTGGGACAAGCTACACCAACCCTGTCCACTTTGCAACAGTAGTGATGCTGTAGGAATCAACGAAGATGATTCAGCAAAGTGTTTCAGTTGTGGAGAATTTATGCCGAGCTATACTAACGCATGTGGAGGAAAGGATATGCAAACAGAAAAGATAATGACAACAACTAAACAACCTGATGTGGTAGACGAGGGAAAATTTTCAGCCTTAACAGACAGAAAAATATCTCAAGCTACAGCCACTAAGTACGGGGTTAAATGTGTACATGATTTACAAGGTAATATCGTTAAACATTTCTATCCGTTCTATAATGGACATGAGCTATCAGCTACTAAGGTTCGTAACGTAAGGAACAAAGATTTCTTTTTATCCGGTAGTTACAACGACACAGGTTTGTTTGGTCAGCAGTTATTTAAAGGTGGCAAGTATGTCACTATAACAGAAGGCGAGTGTGATGCTATGGCTACCTATGAACTCTTAGGTTCTAAGTGGGCTGTAGTATCTATCAAGCGTGGAGCAAACGGAGCAGTTAGGGATATCAAGGAAAGCCTTGAGTTCTTTGAAGAGTTTGAGAATGTAATCATTGCATTTGATAATGACAAGGCAGGTAAGGAAGCTTCTATTAAAGTTGCTAGACTATTCAAACCTAGTAAGGCTAAGATAGTTACGTTACCTAACGGATTCAAAGACCCTAACGACATGCTTCGTTCTAACAGACACAAAGAGTTTGTTGAATGTTGGTGGTCAGCTAAAGTTTATACACCCTCTGGTGTTATAAATGTATCTGAACAGCGTGAGAAGTTTCACAATCGTGAGAAGAAACAAAGCGTTCCTTATCCTTATGAAGGACTGAACAAGAAATTGTATGGTCTTAGGGCAGGAGAACTTGTAACTCTTACAGGTGGTACTGGTCTTGGTAAGTCAAGTGTTACAAGAGAACTTGAACATCATCTCATTAAGAACACTACAGATAACGTAGGTATCATAGCCTTAGAAGAAGATTGGAGAAGAACCATTGATGGTATCTTATCTATCGAAGCTAACGCTAGGTTGTACGTTGACCAAGAACGTGAGAAGTTTTCTCAAGATGAACTAGATAAGATGTTTGATATTCTCTATGACGGAGAGAACAAGAACAGGGTGTGGGTACATTCACACTTTGGGACTAATGACATTGATGATATCTTTACTAAGCTTCGCTTCATGATTATTGGATGTGACTGCAAGTGGGTGGTCGTTGACCATTTACATATGTTAGTTAGTGCAGTACATGAAGGAGATGAAAGACGAGCCATTGATACTATCATGACTAGACTTAGAAGTTTGGTAGAAGAGACAGGTGCAGGAATCATTTTGGTTTCACACTTACGTAGAGTTGATGGTAACAAAGGACATGAGAACGGTATTGAAGTATCACTATCTCATCTAAGAGGTTCTAATAGTATTGGACAGCTTAGTGATTGTGTGATAGCCTTAGAACGTAATCAACAATCAGATGATGAGGATGAAGCAAGAACTACAAGGCTTCGTATCTTAAAGTCTAGGTACACAGGAGATGTAGGCATGGCATGTAGAGTTATATATGATGCAGAAACTGGTAGGCTATCTGAAATATCAGATGAAGATATAACTTTTGACGCTAGTCTTGACGAGGCATTTTAATGGACTTAGTATTTGACATAGAAACAGATGACCTAAAAGCAACTCTGGTACATTGTATCGTTGCTCAAGATATGGATTCTGGAGAGATATATAAATTCCCTCCAGATAAATTGAAAGAAGGTTATGACATGTTAGCTAATGCAGATACTTTAATAGGTCACAACATCATTGGATTTGACATACCTGTGGTAGAGAAGTTCGGTGGTGTTGACTTGTCAAAGATACCAGTCATTGATACTCTTGTACTATCAAGACTGTTTAACCCTAACAGAGAAGGTGGTCATAGCCTTGAGAAGTGGGGTTATAAATTAGGATATCATAAGATAGATTTCTCAGACTATCTTAACTACTCTAAAGAGATGATGGACTATTGTGTTAGAGATGTACAACTCAACGCTGTAGTATTAAAGAAACTTAGAGAAGAGAGTAAAGGATTCTCCAAACAATGTATAGCTATTGAACAAGGTGTAGCTAGGATAATGAAACAACAAGAAGTAAATGGTTTCAAGTTTGATTTACAATCAGCATTGTTATTACTTGCTGAACTTAGAGAAAAGAAACAAGTTATTGAAGATGAGGTTCATAATACATTCAAACCTAAATGGGTAGATGATAAATTAGTTACGCCTTACATTAAGAAAGATGGAGACTTATCTAAGCGTGGACTTACAGATGATGAGTATCAAAGATGTATAGATACAAATAACTTTGAACCTTTTATGAGACAAACACTACAAGACTTTAATCTTGGTAGTCGTAAACAGATAGGAGAATATCTTATTGACTTTGGTTGGAAGCCTGAAAGGTTTACACCTACAGGTCAACCTATAGTAGATGAGAAAACTCTATCAGCAATCACACACATACACGAAGCTAAACTTATAGCAGACTTCTTACTACTTCAAAAGCGTATAGCTCAAGTTGATTCTTGGGTTGAAGGAGTACAAGAAGATGGTAGAGTACATGGCTTTGTAATACCTAACGGTGCTATCACAGGAAGAATGACACACAGGAATCCTAACATGGCACAAGTACCGGCAATCTATAGCCCATATGGAAAAGAATGTAGAGCATGTTGGACTGTAGAAGAAGGTAATGTTTTAATCGGAGTTGATGCTTCTGGTCTTGAGATTAGAATGTTAGCTCACTATATGAATGACGAGGAGTACACAAATGAAATTCTCAACGGAGACATACACACCGCTAATCAAAAACTTGCACAGCTTGAATCAAGAGATAAGGCAAAGACATTCATCTATGCACTCATGTACGGAGCCGGAGATGAAAAACTTGGAAGCGTGGTTGGGGGAAGTACATCAGATGGTAAAAGAGCTAGACAATATTTCTTTGATAATAAACCTACATTTAAATCTCTTAGAGACAGAGTACAAAGAGCATCAGCAAAAAATTATCTCAAGGGGTTAGACGGTAGAAAGCTATATGTTCGTAACCAACATTCAGCATTGAACACTTTACTACAAGGTGCGGGTGCTATCGTAATGAAACAGGGACTGGTTCTACTAGATGATGTACTAAGACTAAACGCTATGGAATATAAGTTCGTAGCTAACATACATGATGAGTGGCAGATAGAAGTTCCTAAGTGTCATGCTGATAAGGTAGGACAGTTAGCTGTAGAGAGTATAGTAAAAGCCGGAACACATTTTAATCTTCGTTGTCCGTTGGATGGCGAATACAAGATAGGAGACAACTGGAGTGAAACCCATTAACTCAACAGAAAATTTTAAAAAAGATTTACAGCGTGGTAGAAAAATAGAAGAGAAAATATTAGCTATTTGTAGACAGAAGTATCCTTGCTCTGTTTTAATAGACGGTAAGTTTAAAGATTATGATTTATTTATTCCCGAAACAAATAAGAAGTTAGAAATAAAAGGAGACTATAGAAGTTGTGAGACTGGTAATATTATCATAGAACTTATGATGTTCGGTAAACCTTCAGCACTACTCTCAACTAAAGCAGATTTCTGGGTAGTGTATACAGGTTTGGAATTACTATGGATAACACCTTTAAAAATAATTGAATGTATAACTGTAAACAATATTAATTCTAGAACATTAACAGGTCAAGGAGATACAGCTTCCAAGATAGCTTGTCTAATACCTATAGAAACTTTTAAAAGGTATTGTTTTAAAATAGAAAATAGTTAATGCCTAAAAAGAAAAAACATTGTGATAGTAGAAAAGGAGACATGGCTGAGTTCTATGCAGTTACTTGGTTATGGGATAAAGGATACGAAGTCTTTCAAAACGCAGGATGTTCAGGCCCAGTAGATATGATAGCAATGAAAGAAGATAATGTAACACTGATAGATGTAAAAACATTTTGTAAACGATCAGATAGAAACGGCAACACTGACATTAGTAGTGGACGGACAAAAAAACAAAAAGAACTAGGTGTAAAAGTTTTAGGTTTTGAACCTGATTCAAGAGAACTTAGATTTGTAAATCATTCAGAGGAACAAGACAATGGCGAATAAAAAAGTAGATACTGTTGTAGACGACATCTATGAAACTCTCTCTTGTCTGTGTGATTCAGAAGAGCTAGTCATATCTGATGAACAAGTCGAAGAGTTTGGAGAAAGAATTAAGAAAGCCTTAAAGTCTTGGTCTACTCCACACAAGGAAAAAACCAACCTAAGAATGTCTATCATAGGAAGACCTATGCGAAGGCTTTGGTATGATTTAAAGAATGGAAACTTAGCACATAATCACTTGCAGGACATACAGTAACTGACTTACAGAAAACAGTTTATGTTAATGGAATAAAAGGACATCAAGACTGTGTGATAGATGATGTGTTAGTAGATATTAAAAGTGCATCAGCTTCAGCCTTTAAAAAGTTTGAAGAAAATACTATTCATAAGGATGATCCCTTTGGTTACATAGCACAGATCTCTGCGTATG